CGTTGGCCTAGGTGGCTGTCCCTCGACGTAAGGCGTACCGTCCATGTTGATCTTTAGGCTAGTGTGATTGTCCATGATGGTGCATTTGTGCAAACGAAAGCGGATTGTAGACCTGTGCAAGTCTGAGTTCTTGTGTGCGACGTTACCGTGGATACACCATTGCGAAACAGAGGATTGCATTCACCTGGACAGCATGGGCACTCGTCAACGAATCGACAGCAGTCTTGATCGCAAGGGCTGTCGTCACAATCGAACAAAGGCAGATAAGGATAAGATGGCCCTGTATCGGTCGGATTGGCAAAGTAGCATCCATCGGAGCAACCTCCGCAGGATAGATACTTCAAGTCGGAATCGGTCGTAACAAACGGACCTCCCATTGTACCGTCACTCCCGATCCCATCTCTACCTGAGCCACCGCTGCATACAAAGCCAGCCAGTGACGCGGTAAAATAATCATCGCAATCGGTTTCAAATAGCGGAGGCTCGCCTGGATTATTGCATATCGTGATCAGGTCGAACGCACAAGAAGCCGGAACGCATGGATCGTCGAAGCATCCTTGCTTTTCCCTGACTGACTCGCCGATGCAAGTGACCGTTTCAGATTGATCGCTAGGGCTCACAGATACTACCGTACCTGTGCAATAACACGGCAAATTAAATAGACATCCTGAAGTATCAATCTCTCCAGTTGGCCCGTAGATGCAAACCGAATCAACGTAGTTATAGGGGCTGTAGTCGCATGATGATGAATCGCATCCCGGAACATCGGAGTTGCCAAACGTAATCGACCCGCTTGGCATGGTGTCATAATACTTGACTCGATCGAAGTAGATCGTCCCGGTATAAAGGCAATTCGCATCGATTGGATTAGTTGGAGGATCGCTCGGTACGCCGTCGCAATCAATAAGTGGCGATCCTGAATCGTCTATTTCGTGATCTGGATTGACCTCGAAACAAGTATCGTTAACCATCGTTACCGTTTGAGTAACCTTGGTCTGTGCGTTTTGGTAGACCTTGCTCTGATAGTCGTAAACATACCGAGAGCGAATCACAATCTTGCAACCGCCTGTTTGACCTTCGACCCCTCTGCAGTCTACCTCCTCTTGACTAATCCGAACGATGATATGCTTTAGCCTACGCCAAACCGCCATAAAAGCGTTGTCTGTAAAATCCCATTCGGTTTGAGTTGTCGCGATATGGTCGGCACCATCGGGACAGCAAAAGTTTTCCGGCAAATCCAAACAACCGCCCTCGCCCAGAAACTCATAGCCGCGATAAGTCGGCGTTAGCCGTTGCCAATGCTCGGTGGTGCAACTTTCGGAAACCGATCCTTCAAAGAGCATCCCGCTGCAATTCTTCGACCATGCTTGCGTACTGTTTGGCGTGAACGTCTGCTCGAAACAGCAATCGCCCGACCATCCGTTTCCAGTGTAACCGCTGATCGTAATCGTCGGCAGATCCTCGATCGGCAAGCAAGCGCAAGTGCAACAGCATCGGCCCATTCCACCCATTAGCAGAGCTCCACAGCAAGCCACTTGGCGTCAACCGGAAAAAGCAGCACAGGAGCCGCTGACCCAATTGCAACGCCCGTAGGATTCCAAGCGGTATATGTTACGCTGCCTGCTGTCCAATTGCCAGAGCCAGGAGCCTTAGCCGTAACCGTTCCGCTTGTGTTGGCACCGATGCCCGAAGTAGCCACCGCTAGCAATGGAGTCTCGCAAGCAACAACCTTGAGCAGATCGGTTTCTTGCTCGTCGTCGCCGATATAAGTGAACAAGCACCCCTTCGACAGATCGAACGACGATGCCACTGGCCCCATCCGAGTGCCCGTGGTGTAAGTCGCTGAATCCTTCGTTGCTCGAAAGATCGGTCCCCATTGAGCTGTCCCGATTTCGTCTCGCAAGCACTCACCAGGCCCATTGAGCAGAAACGGACCAACTACCGAATCGGAGTAATCAAATGGCCGGTCGACCTCGATGTACGTTGTCCCGTCGATCTCGCTCGCACCGATCATTTGGATGCAACCGTAAGGCGGAATCGTCTGGGTCGACTTATTCACGAAATAGATCGGAGTTGGCGTATAAGGCAAGAATGCCCCTTGAGACGCTGTGCCTTGACGCTCGAAAGCTTGCACAGCATCCCAAATACGCTTGGCCTGTTTTGGCGTGTACGCTCCGATCTGTTGAGCCACTGATTAGCCTCTCGTATCGCAAAGCAGACTGACCGAGTAGATCGCCGGAGTAACTGCCGTGGCCGTTGCGGTGTCGCTAGCCGCAATAGAGATCCTGACCTCTAGCAAGTCGCCTGGATCTACTCCGGTAGCGTTGATGGTAAAATCATAGTTCGCCGCCGTAAGGCTGTTCATCGACGCTGCTGGAGTCGTCACGAGATCCGACCCAAGCGAACCATCCGAGCCGACGTAAGCCTCCGCATCAATCGTGCAAGTCCCATCGGAAACCGTCGTCTCCATCTTGGCCCTAATCCTAAGCTGGATCGTCTGGCCATCCTCGTAGTTGGCCGGTATTGGAATGGCCAAATAGAGCCGTCTGGTGGTCGCTCCAAGGGCCTTTACGTCACCCGCCGTGATTCTGGCCGGATTGGTCCCCCAAGTGCCTGTAATGATGCCCAGATCGTCGTTGGCCGGTGTCGCTGGTAGATTGGTTTGCACAGCATCCCAAACCCTAGCCTGCGTCAACGGAATGACCGACTCGGCAAGCACTCGCTGAGCTAGCTTGGTCGTTGCGATGTCAGCATTGCCCGCGATTGTGTAGTTGGTGATGACCTCGGGAGGGAGGATAATGGTTGTATTCGGAATGGTTGTCATGGAAGTAGTCCTAATGCTCCGTAGGGCAAGGGGTTGTAAAGCTTGAATTCTAGCCAATGGGCCTGAACTGTATTTGGTGGTTCAACATCGGCAATTTGGTATCCGTTTTCATCGAGCAAAACAGGACGGTTTGCAGGCTCTCCGTTTCGCATCGCTCGGATGATCTGGAACGGCAATTGACCAGGAGCCGGAGGCCCAACGATATCCACTCGCTTGTAGTATCCTTCATGCCGAACGCGTTTGTACCAAGCTTTGTCCGGTGTTGTTCGGTATGGCCATCGAAATTGAATTACGGCCGTAACTTCCCAATAGCCTCCGCCGCCAACGTTTGGATCTTTGACCGATACACCTTGAAGCTTTTGCATTTTGCCGGTCCCTGGAGGCCAGCCAAGGAACAAATCAGAGTTAACCGACTCTCGATATGCCGCCTGGACAAACGGATTGAAAACGAGCATGTTTTTTCGGATTGTCACCGTCTGATCTGCAAAAAGTCTTTTCAATCCGTGGATCGGCTCATTGTTCTTTGTGACGATAGGATTTCCATCGTAGTCTTCGTCAATCTCTTCCTCGGTTTCTACGTCGTCCCAATCGATTTTTGCTGCTGTCGTAAGTGGGCTTTGCGGTTGATTGCCTGGACCTAGCTTAACCTCGCCATTGTAGTTGACTGTGACGATCCAGTAGATCGGGCTGATTCTTTGAGGCCTGGCCTGATCAGCAAAAACGTATGGGTACATTGCCGAGTATGACGAACCAGCCTCCGGAATACCGGAGGCCTGAACTACGTCGTCTATCGTTGCTTGTGGCGTTGTGAACACCTGATACGCCGAAGTGAACGCAGCTTGAGCCGTCCGGAAGTTGTCCGTTAGGCTGAAGTCGCCATCGACTTTCGACCACATTTGAGTAACTGAAATCACGTTGCTCATTTGACAAACTCGATTCTAACCTCGTCGCCTGGTGATCGATTCGCTGCGTCAAGGATCGCGTTGGTTCTCTTTTGTTCTTCGACTTGCTTGGAAGTGTTCTCGACCAGCTTTGCGATTGGGCTGTCTGTCTGGCCTCTGACGAGCACCCGAGACTCAAAAGCGGTCAATGATCGCAATTGCTCTTGCAACGCACTAGCCGCCCCTTCCCGTGGCTTTAGATCGATCTTTAGGTCAAGCTTCATCGCATCTTGCAACGCCTGAAGCCTTTCGCGAATCTTGGTGTCAAAATCCTCGGTCAATCCGCCTACAGCCTCATCGAGAATCGCCTGAAGGCTTTTTTCCGTCTCGGTTACCGCACGCTCTCCGAAAGACGGCATTTCATTTAGCACATCCTCGAACGTGAACCGACCCGAGAGCAACTTGCTGTAGGCATCGACAAACCATTCAGCCTTGGCAAGCAATCCATCGAACACAAAAACCACATCGTTATAAATCTTCGTCGCTGATAGCAACACCGATGCCGAAATGACATCGAGCACATCATTGAACCGAAAGATGGCGATTTCCGCCGCTGTGAATCCAGTAACAAAAGCCTCTGCAATCGTCTTGCCGACATCCTGCATGGCGTTTGCCATTTGCTCTGAGTAGTTGACGAAGTCATCCATCGCCGGAAGCATTGACGCTTGGATGAACTCAAACGCAACTACAAAGCCTCGGTAAACAACGTCTCGCACTGGGGCAAGTAAAGCACCGAAGGATTCGTAAAGATTCTTTGTTGCGACTACCAAGGCATCGCTTGCCTCTAATGCCGACCTTGCCGACTCCGCTTTGTTTAGTAGCCCCTTGGTGGCTAATTCACTGACCGCCGCAAGCCGTTCTTCCGCTGTGGCTAGTTCGTTGATATTCGGAATCAAGCCCTCGAACGCCCCGAAGTTGCCTTTGGTAGCATCTTCGACCATTCGCATTGCAGAGGACAAATCTCGATCAAATACGCGAGACAAACCGATGGCCGCCTCGCTCATGTCCTCAATAGCATCAGCCGAAGCACCACGCCTCAAAGCCTGACCCATCTGATCCATGATCCGGCCAGAATCGACGTTGGTGATTCGCTCAAGGCTGTTTGCCACCTTTTGCATTTCTTCCGCTGCTTGCCTGCTTCCGTTTGGAATTAGAGCAACGGTTTCGGAAAGCTTGATCGCTGATCGATTTAGATCGTCAAATGCAGCAACAGAACTGGACGCAAAACCGATAACGGCCCTGGCGCCTTCGACAACTCCGATTACCGCTGCTGTAACTCCCGCAAGTTGAGCCAACCCGCGAACCGAGAATTCGACCTGCTGGGCTGTCTGCGTAACCTCCTGGGAGAATTGACGCAAAACCGCCGATGCTTCGTTTCGTGCCCCGAGTGTTACTTCTACGTCAGCCACGTTTCCGCCTTTCGTCTTCGATCCGGTTTACGTCTGCCTCAAGTGCATTTTGCACCGAAACAAACCAAGCATCCTGGTCGTGTAACCCGCCAACATCCGGCAAGATCCCTTTCGAGACCCAAGCCGAAAGATTGGCCGCTGAGCTAACTCGATGTCCAACGTAATCCTTCGGACATTGCGTCACCTCTACATATCCTCGATTCCCGCAAGCCTCGCATCCAGCCTCGTCGCAACTTGGGCATCCTAACATTAACGGTAGGTCTTTGCTTGGTAAGTTGTTGCAATGGTTTCGAGTGCATGACTTGCAAAGTTCGCCGCATCGTATCAATGCGGCAACCCTTATTTTTTTCTGTCGCCCTCGCTAGCTGAATTGCCCTGCAAACATCTAGCAACAAGCTTGACCGCATCCGCCACCTCAATTTCTTCGTCCCATAAGTCAATCGACTTTTCGAGACTCCAACCAGCAACGCAAATCGAGACTGCTTGACGCAAAGCCGCGATCTGCTTTTTGGTGTCGCCAAGTTCCCTGAAGTCCTCGATTAACCCTAGCACTTGCTCGGTTTGCTTGAACTTCAAGCGATTGAACTGGAACTGAATGTCGAGCCCGTCAATCGAGCCCTCGAAAGTGTTATGCTGCATGGTTGAAAATGATTGAAAGTTCTTCGTCGGAAGCGTCAACATTCTTGTTCGCTTGCCATTCCAGCTGATCGATCATAATGCCGTTTCGATCGCCCATCGGCTTGGCTTGCAATTGAGCCTTCGGGATGCTGAAGACCAGCGTTGAAGTGCTCGGTCCATCGATTGTAAACGAAAGAGTCGCTTCAGTCGAATCGCGGAGTTGAGCGTACCTTCCCTGAGTCGCAATTAGCTTTGATTCAGGGTTTCCAGTGATCCTTGGGTTTCTGTCCGTGATAACAAAGTTATCAATCCCAGCCGCTGAAGTCGAGCACTCCCGAGCGGTAATCACATTGCCAAGGTCGATCGTTGCCGACTCCAAGCAAAGATTGTACGAATCCCAAGATGTAGCACCTCCGGCAACGCGGAGCGGTAACGTGTTGACGTAGTTAATCGCCGATGGAATCGCCGCGTCTGCTTCGTCACTGTAGACGCCTTGGAAGTCAAATTCAATTCGACCCATTCGACCAGTCGGCAAGACGAATCTTGCATTTCCAACCGCGCCGTAAATCTGCCGACGAACGCCATCGAAGAATCCAGCGATCGTCACCGTTTTGACGTTGGTTCCTGGAACTTCCGTTCTGGGTTTGTACGTTGCTGTCGAGAGAACCAAACCGCAAGCCGGGAGATAGGTCGTTGCCCACGCTGGAACGTTCGTCCCATCGTATGCCAAGTCAACCGAGAACGTAGCTCGGCCACGCCTAGCACCTGGGATAGAAGCGAGACGACCAAAACCGCCCTGACCTTGCCGCTCTTGCATCTCGAATTCTGGGTTGATTACAAGATCATACGCGTTGATCGTGCAATCAGCCGCCGCAATCGTTTCTGCAGTTCCAGCTGTCGCTTCAATCTTTCCGCCGAGAACTGATTTCTTACGCAGTAGCATATTTGTCCCTTCCTAGTATTTCGTTGGCATCCTTCACGGCCTGCCTCATTTTCGATCGTAGCATACCTTCAGCGTTTCGCTTTGCTATTTCAAACGCTTCGCGATCAACGCCCTCAATTTCTTTAACCTTCAAGTCTTTAAGCTTGACGATTGGGAATCGCTTTCGACCGGCTCGCCGGTAGATGTTGCCTCCAAGCCTTGCTATCTTTGGACCAAAAGCACTAATATAAGTCTCGGAAACCATACCTCGCACAAGCTCGATTTCGACACCTTCTGGAGTCTGCCTGGCTTTGAACGCCGCAAGCGGAACTGTTGCTGAATCGTCGATCTTAAGTACGGTTTCTTTCTCAAGCGTCCTGTCGATCGTGTCTTGACTGATAAACCAGGTCTTCATGGCCTCTGCGGTGTCGATCGCAACAAAGGTCTGGATCTCTCGATTGGTCCTGTACCTAGCGGTATTTACAACCTCTTTGTACCGATCGCTGAAAGCCTTTTCTAGCCCGTCGGCGTAGTTGATAATACGCTCTTCGGCTTTCTGTGCTTTTTCGATGCTTGTCGCAATATCGAAGATCATCTTTGCACCGTTGGATCGTCTTCGGCCACTCGATAAGTAACAAGTAATTGGATGTTGCAACCGTCTAGCCCACCGTCGGACACGAACGGCCTGTGCTGCTCAAACTGCGATATTATCGCGTACCCTCCCATAGTATGCCAACTCGATGCCGGCTGACATACGCACTTGCGAACATCCGACGCAAACTGGTTCATAAGCGTACCAATCGCGTCGGTGTTTCGCTCGCTTGGCATCATGTGAAGCCGGATGTTGAACTGCTGTGCAATGGCAACCGCTGGAGGATTGCCAGGACAAGACAATTCAGGAACCGGACTTGCAACGCCCTCGGTCAAAATGATCTGCCGATCCTTCGGCGTGAAGTTGGCAAATCTTGTCGGTCTGACGACTTCGGAAATGTCGGTAGGATAATTTGCAGTATCTCCCACCATCGCACTTAAGCGATCGTAGAGCGTATCTGCAATGTTCTCGATAACCGCTAACGGCACTCAAGCACCATCATTCCTTCATCGTGTTCCAGGATCCTCAAAATGGATCGCCGCTCTGACGGCTCTCCAACCCTCGGAGATAATGCTAATTCATCACCTCCAAGGTCAATTTCATCGCTTGCGATACCTTCAGTTTCGTCATTGGCAACGTAAACCTCAAAAACCGGAGTGTTTAAGTCGCCTTGACTCTCTGGGAGCATGACCGCATTGGACCGCACAACCACCGCATCGATTTTTCTCGACCGACCGTTCCGCTTGTAGTAAACGATCGGCTCTGCAAAATCATCGGGGTTTGCAAAGACTTTCTTGGCATCCTCCTTAATGAGATCGTGAAGGCTCATCGGTTATCGCTTCAACTGCCATTCGACAAGGTCGATCGTTACAGAATCCGTCGAAGTCGCAGCAGTCTTTTGCAACTGAAAGTAGGGCTGCAAAGACCCGCTGTAAGCTGACATATCAAACACCGTGTCCTTGGCCACTGGAACGCCATCGACGTAAAACCTGACGTTCGATTTGCCGCCGGTGAAATCGATCACGAACCACTTATAAGCAGCCGCCAGGCTCTGCCCTGTTGACTTGTCGTCGAGGTCAGTCGTTCCGTCGTCGGTCTCGACAACGATGCTATTTGACCCAATCAATCGGAAGCTTGCATGCTGAGCGATCGAATCGATTGCATCGTTGCGATCTCCTTGCAGACCGAAAGCCAAAGACGATGCCGCGTTGTAGCTTGCGTTTGCCTTGACACGAAAAGCAACCGATTGAAGGTTGTCGATACCAAAGCAAAGAACATCGCCAAAATTTAAGCAGACGTTTTGCACTTCATTCGTGTTGCTGTGAGCAATGGCATATTCACCAGTTGCCGAGCCATCGACGACACCATAAGTTGGAGTACCGCTTGACGAGGTATCGGTAATCTTCCACAAAGCACCTTCGCTTAGCGAAGTACCAACAGTCTGACCGCCGAAGAAATCCTCGACGTAGTTTACAAAGTCCCTAGATCCTGCCATGTTTTTGAATTCCTTTTGTATTGTGTTGTCGCTGTCAAAGAGAGCCCTGGCCAATGCCGACCAGGGCTGTGATTTTTCGGTCAGTTAGACCGTTCGATTTCCGAAGAATCCGACGTGATCGATCATTGCAGCCGCCATTGATTGGCGAACCTTGTAATCCCACTTGTCGGAAAGCATCGTCCACTCGTTCTCAAGAACCGGAGCCTCTTCGCCGGTCAAGAAGCATATTTCAGCCGTACTGACTCGACCGTTATCAGCGATCAAATACCAGTTGGTAGAGCTGTTTGCATCAAGGTGCGGAGTAGAAATCACTTGCAATGGACGAACGCCATTTGCACCGTAAAGGCTCACAACGCCCTCGTTATTGTTGCTAGCAGGGTACGAGGTGCTGTTGACGATCCGAAGTGCCGATGCTTCGTACTTCTTAGGAATCAGCAAGAAAGCAGGCGAAAGATTCAGCAGAGATCCTTTCATTCCCTTTTGCTTGCCCATCAACTCAAAACCTTCATCTAGCGTTGTTTCGCTCGGAGCCGCTGGAGTTGTTGCGGTTATATTCGATCCGCTTGCGTGCGAAGCAGAGAATAACGTCTGTCCGTCCGGCATCACTGGATTGCTGAGGAACACATCGTAAACCAGTTTCTCTTGGGTCTCTCGGACTGCTCTTGCATGCAAAGCAGGAATCCGTGCCAACGCATCGAGGTCATCATTGATAACAGTCTCCCAAGTCACCGAGAAAGCTTCTCCGTACTTGTCAAGCCTGTAGGTCTTGCGTCGATCACTCAATCCCTTTTCAGGATACGGTTGACCTTCTGGCACGACTTCCAGCGTCGGAAATTCGCTCAATTGCACTGCGTGAATGTCTTTGAAGTCGTCTACGCTAGCACGTTGGCGAACCCATCGATTCCAAGTGTATGGAGCCTCTTCATAGACGGCCAAAAGCGTCTTGTTCATGCCGTCGAAAAGGATGTTCCCAAAGCTTCCCGTGGTATGGTAGGCATCGGATCGACGGATGCGCAGCCTATCAATCGTTGGCTGGTGTCCCATTGCGATCCGTGCAATATCTGGACGAGCGTACTTCTCAGGGTTGACTCCCATCCGACGGACGCAAGCCTCTGCAAGACGGAACAACCCAAGCCTGTTAAAATCTTGCGATCCTTCAGCCGTTGGAGCTTGAGTCCTGCGGACATTCGCACCCTGAAAGCATCGCTGAACCAAGCCAGCCTTAGCTGCTGCCTCAAACTTGTCGTGCTCCGACTCGGTAACGCGAACATCGCTTCCGACAGTCTGTCCGATTGGGGAATTGCTCATCTTTCGGATGATCCTTTCTTGAGCGTCTTGAACTGAACATCCTGATTCGATCAGTTCATCCACAAAGGAACGCTCGACCTTTGCTAGAGTCCCCGCCGAGATAATTGCTTTTCGTCGCGCGTCAACTGCTTTAAGCTGCCGAGCCACTTCCTCTTGAACCTTGTCATCCATTCGCATCGCCTCATCTTCTGGCTTGCTTTCTTCGGCCCTTACAGCCTCTTCGGATGGCTTTTCGCCTTCCATGTTTTCAACTTCAAGCGATGGCTTTTCCATGTGGTCTGCCATCCACTTGATAATCTCAGCCGCGTCGGTCATCCCTTCTGGGAGACCAAGGGCTTTCAACTGAGCCATTAGCTCTTCGTTCATGCCTGCCTGCCTTTCTTCTTGGTCGTATGACCGTCGAACAGTAGAATTCGGATCTGCACCCGTTGCGCAGATCGAAGCGTTATGAGGTTCCCAAGCGGTTACAATTTCCGCTGGTCCCTCGATCACCTTGCCTTGTCGGGTGGTGTACGTTTGACCCTCTGACACAAAGACCCTCGCTAGGATCTGTGCATCGATTGAGAAGTCGTTTAGATGGCCCTCGTTGTACCGGGTGGCCACGATTTGAGATTCCTCGTCGGATGCGAAAGACGCATCACCAACGAGCGAACCATCTTGAATCGAGATGTTTCGGATCGAGCCAAACACATTGCGAACCGTCTTATCATTGTGGCTATCGACGATTGGCAATTGATTCTTGCCGTTACGGAATTGCACGCCATCCATCAAAAGAACTTGACGGATCATTTGCCGACGCTCTTGATCGTAAATCTCGATCGGAGTCTCTGTAGCAATGACCGCTTTTCCATCTTTCGGTGCTTGGAATGCTCGCTGGATCTTTGGCACCAAAGCGATTCTTTCGACAGTGTCCCTTGCTTCCATTTGTCGCTTTACCTTTCCTGCCCAAGATTTGCCTGCATCGCCGCCCCATAGAGCCCAAGCGATCCGACCAGCCGATGGAAAACCCTTTTGATCTGGCTTCCAGCCTTCGCCCTTCTTGTCGACTTCGTGACGAGCGAAATAGGAAACCATTCGCCCGATTGTATCTGGACTGATCTCTTTGCCGTTCGATAGGTCACGAGCCCTAGCAACGCCAACCGGAGTGCCGCCGCGATTGTGTTCGCGCCTCCATTCAAGACCCTGCTTGGCCTCATTGCGCACGCCCTCAGGAGGCGTAAAGTCGATGCCGTCGTACTTTGCACGCTCGACCTGTTCCGATGCGTACAGAGCCGCGATCTGATCGTTGGCGTCGGCCTCGCTTGCATGGCATCCCATAAGCTGTCGCTCATCGGACTTGAAAACGCCCCAAGGCTTAGCGATCGGACAAGCCGCTGTAGTCTTTGCGTCATAAGGCATTGGCTACCCTGCTTTCCGCAATGTCAGACATTCGCTGCGCCATGTCATCTGCTTGCTGTGCAAGTGCTGACTCTTGGCCTTGTGCGGATGATTGAGCCGCCGAAATCGCTAGCTGTTGCTCTTGCGGAGTCAGCAAGCCAAGCTTCTTCTTGAGTGCGTTCTCTTTAGCTCGTTGGTACATTACTGCTCGCCATGATCGACCCCTTGCACCCAACTCGGCTTGGTAGTCGCTCATAAACGATTCGATGGCATCCTTAGCCGCTGCCTGCTCTGTTGCCGGATCAACCCATTCCCATTCGGGAGTCATCCATTCAACAGGTGCAAAAGTGCGACGGTCACTCAGTAGCTCGCTGGAGGTGGGGAACGAGGGGATAGAACTGAGTGCCGCCGCATCGAGAAAAGCATCCCAGATGGGCTGTAGCAAGTGCCTGATCAAGTATTTTTGCCAACATCGGAACCGCCGACGATCTTCTAGCTGGCTTGTTCGCGATGCGCTGTAGGTTGTTTGGCTGTAGTCCCTTGCGACAGTCTCATAAGAGAGCCCTGTACCGACTGCGATTTGCCGAAGGATCAACCCGATCCAAGGCTCGGCTGCTGAGTTAGGACGGCCTGGATTGAGCCCAACAACATCCTCACCCGGCCTGAGGTTCATTACCATGCCAGGTTCAACATGTGTAAAGCTATTGCCGGCCGAATCGGTATTGCCGATCCCATCGGGCTCGATCAGATTTCCAAGTGGCGTATCAGTCTTGATTGCCACCGTGAAACAACTTGCCACCGCCGAAGCTTGCAGCTCGTTGTCAAGATAGGTGCCAAGATCACGCACCGGAGCAACCACCGGAGCAAACCAAGTAACGCCCCTCGTTTGCCCAATACGGTCCTGCCGGTACAAGTGCATGATCTCATGTGCAGGTACACGTTCTGGAGTTCTGGTTACTGCGTATGGTTGCAATGGATGATCCTTGTAGATCCAGTAAGCAACTGGACGCCCAAGGTCGTCAACCTCAACCCCGCGAATAATTCGATTATCACCAGCCGGAGTTAATCTAGCTGCGTAGTTGTCTTTGTCACCGGCAAGCCGGTCTGCTTCGATCAGTTCGAGAGCCAATGGAACTGGCCGATAGATTCCTCGATAGACCTTGCTCGGCGTCCTAATGAGCCTTACAAGCACCTCACCAGCCTCGACCATTTCGCGTTGGCAAATGGCTTGGATTTCATCGAGCGTGAACCGCCCGTTTACGTCACAGACTTCGGCCCATTCTGACCAAACCTTATCGCGCTGGTCGTTAATCGGCTCGATGTCATCTCCGCTTGGAGTCTCAAACTGGCTCTGGGCCTTGATGCCACACCCGACCACCGACGAGACGATGGTATCAACCACTCCCCATGCGTAAGCATTGTTGCGCACCAAGTCCCGAGACCATGCCCGAAGCGTATCAGCCCCAAATGGACCGGAAAGTTCCATGTCCGCTGGATTGTTCTTTGGCTTGCGACTCGATGAGATTCGAGAAGGCTCCGCACCAGTGAAAGAGCGAAGCACCTTTCGAGCCTGGGCCCTTCGGAGTCCAGCCGTTGGACTGATCGCCGTAATGACAGAATCGAGCATCTTTCCGATCATCGGCGAGCCCTCGACAATCTGCCAAGAGTTACGCCACCGGAACCGCTTTCACGCTCGACCTGCTGCTGAAGCATCCGTCGTTCTTCAAAGAGCGACTTGAGGTCAAGCTTGGTTACCGTCCGAGAGCCAATAGAATACTGCTGAGCCCCTCCGGTTAAGAGAGCCTCAATAGCTGCGTCAATGAGTGCTAACAGACTTGCTGCTGATGCCATGCACAAAGGATTGCATGGAGTGCAAACATTCTCAATAAGCCTGTACCATTAGCATAGTACAGTCGATAGAAATTACTTACCTTCTTGACTCCAAGTGTGGTT